GCCCTGGTCGTATGTATCGCGTGGCTGCTGCGGCAGGCACCAACGACGGCGGTCGCCCTACCTGCTTCATCGCAGACGAGCTGCACGAGTGGACAGGCAACAAAGAGCGCGTGCATCTCGTGCTCTCCAACTCTCTCGCTAAGCGCGCCGAGGCGCTGGAGTTGAACATCTCAACGGCAGGCTCCGATGAGAACACGCTGCTCGGCAGGATGCTGACCTACGCGAAGCGCATCTCATCTGGCGAGGTGACCGACCCTTCCTTCCTAGTCGAGTGGTGGGCTGCTGCGGATAGCCACGACCTAGAGACCGACACTGGCCGTAGGGCTGCACTAGAGCAGGCGAACCCTAGCGCACCGGCATTCGTAGACATTGACAGGCTGCTCGCACGCGCGAACGAGGTGCCGATGCACGAGTGGCAGCGCTACCACCTGAACCGCTTTGTGCAGCCGCCAGACCGCTGGATTGGCGCAGAGGCTTGGATGAAGCTGGCAGACCGTGAGCGAGTGCTGATCCCAGGCGAGCGCCTCAGCATCGGCTTTGACGGCTCGTATGCGCGCGACGCGTCGGTGCTCACCGCCTGCACCATGGACGGTCACCTGTTCCTGATCAAGGCGTGGGAGAAGTCCGACACCAACCGCGACCCAGACTGGACTGTGCCGCGCGGCGAGGTGGATGCCTTCGTAGATCAGATCATGCAGACCTACGATGCGACCCTGTTCTGCGACCCACCTGGCTGGTCATCCGAGATCGAGGAGTGGACGCGCCGGTACGGCAAGCGCGTGGCAGTGTTCAACACCGCCACCATTGAGCGGATGGGTCCAGCCGTTGACCGATTCTTCACGGCCGTAGCGACTGGCGAGGGGCTGCGCCACGACGGCTCACCGCTCCTAGCTCGACATATCAGCAATGTGCATACGCGCCTGACGCGCTATGGGCAGGTATTGACCAAGGCGTACAAGGCTTCGCCTGACCGCATTGACGCGGCTGTCTCTGCCGTGGTCGCGTTCCAGGGTGTAAAGTTCCTACAGATTGAACCTAAGTCAGCAGCGAAAGTGGAGTGGATCAACCTATGATTAGCAACCTTCTCGAAGTTGTGGGTGGCGCACTTGTCATCGCAGGTCTCGCGCTACTCTCTATCCCATTAGGACTCATCGCATTGGGCGCGGCTCTTGCCGCTATCGGCTATACGCTAGGAGACCGTAAGTGAGCATCCTCCGCCGCATCCTTGGTGAGCAGCGTGCCGTAGGTGGCACTTGGATCACCGACAATCAGCCATCGGTTTCTTCTGCCGGTGTCTCAATCAACAGCCAGACGGCACTCTCAATCGGAGCCTACTACGCAGCAGTCAAGCTGTACGCCGACACTGTCGCGTCGCTGCCATGGGATACCTACATCCGCATTGACGGCACTCGCCGCCCATACCGACCGTCACCATCTTGGCTCACGATGCCGCAGCCAAACAATCCGAACTTCACTGGATTCGACTTGAAGCACCGCATGGTCTCGTCACTCCTCATTGACGGCAATCTGTTCGTGCTGTTCATCAAGGGGCGCAACGGCGACATCGTTGAGATGCGCGTACTTGATCCGCAGAAGGTGACGATCAAGAGCGTTGACGGCGCACCGATCTACACCGTCACTGGCGATGACAATGTTGGCGTGGAGTTGACCGCCGACGCAATCCTGCACATCCCACTCTTCGCCACAGGCTCGGCGCTCCGCGCACCGTCGCCTGTTGAGCAGCACCGCACGACGCTCGGCCTTGCCAGCGCCACGCAGCTCTACAGCGCGAAGTTCTACGAGCAGGGCGCAGCCCCTTCGGCGATCATCCGCATCCCAGGCGAACTGACGCAGGATCAGGCTGACCAGTTGAAGAACTCATTCAGCCGCCGTCACGAAGGCATCGAGAAGATGCACAAGATTGCGGTGCTGACCGGCGGTGCAGACTTCCAGCAGATGTCCATGAAGATCAGCGATATGCAGTTGGTTGAGACCCTGCACTGGGGCGTTGAGTCCATCGCTCGGCTCATGGGTGTACCGCTTCACCTGCTCCAGTACCCAGGCGGCAACAGCTCGTACAACAGCGTTGAGATCGTCAGCATTGAGTGGCTGCGCCTTGGGCTTGGACCACTCGTCACGCGCCTAGAGGCTGGCTTGCAGCGTCTTGTTCCAGGTGCGGATCAGACCTTCATCAAGTTCACCCTTGACGGCCTGCTCCGACCTACGACCAAGGAGCGCTACGACGCATACGCCATCGCGCTGAATAACGGCATCCTGTCGCTCAACGAGATCCGCCGCCTAGAGGATCGCGCAGATGTGGTCGGTGGCGACGAGCACTACAAGGCGCTCAACATCGGCGTAGTTGGTCAGGAGCCAGAGGCTTGAGCTACATCATTGTCGACCTAGACGGCACGCTCATCCTTGACAATGAGCAGCCGAATCAGCCGCTGATCGATCTCCTCAACGAGGAGGTCATGACTGGCGACAAGCAACTGATCGTGGTCTCGGCTCGCAGCATTGAGCGCCTAGAAGAGACGCGCGCGTGGCTTCAGGAATACAAGGTGGCTGGCGTTGAAGAGGTTCACCTCAACGACTTTGACGGCTCACCCTTCGCCACCGGCTTGGCGTTCAAGGAGTACAAGTACGGTCTGCTGAAGGAGCAGTACGGCGAAGAGCTTGAGGACGCGATTGACAATGATCCAGCCGTGCGCGAGATGGCTCGCGGCTTGATGATTGAGGCGTACTCGCCTGACGAGTATCTCGCTGACGAGGAGCGCGCTGTCTACGAGGTTCCTGACTACATCCGCAACGCAGCCGCTCGTGGCTTGTCATTCGTAGAGGACGGTCGCGCAGGCGACGGCTTGCAGGCGCAGACCATCTCCGAGGCGCGCGAACTCGCCGCCGGACGAGCAGACACCGACAAGGTCATCCGTATGGCCGCGTGGATTCGCCGTCATCGCGGCGACTGGGAAGGCGTGCCACAGAACGAGGATCAGGAGAACGAGGACTTCCCAGGTCCAGGCGCTGTTGCTGGCTTCCTTTGGGGTGTGGAAACAACTGACCGCGACGCAACTGATCGCGTACTCTCGTGGGCAGATGCTTTGATCGCAGCTGAAGATAGGGAGATCATTGATATGAAAGAGAAAGAAGTTCGCTCACTGCCAATCGGCGAGTACCGTCTTGCCGAGGCTGACGCTGACGGACAGCGAACCTTCACTGGCTACGCCGCGATCTGGAACAGCGCGAGCGCTGGTCTGCCATTCGAGGAGCGCATTGCGCCGAGCGCCTTCAAGCGTTCACTGGCTCGCGCATCCGCAGGGCAGAAGATCATCTCCTTCCTCTTCGGTCACGACGAGACGCGCGCTCTGGCAACGACCGCGAGCGGCCGCCTTCAGTTGACCGAGGACGAGACTGGTCTGCGCGTTGAGGCGAAACTAGATCCAGCCGATCCAGACGCTGCCAAGGTCATCTCAATGCTCACGCATGAGAGCGCCGCTGCCGGTATGTCATTCGGCTTCCAGAAGGTTCAGGATGCGTGGGATGGCAATCAGCGCACGATCAAGGAAGCCAACCTGTTCGAGGTGAGCATCCTTGCCGCTGGTGGTCAGACCCCTGCCTACCCTGCAACCCTTGGTCTCACGGCAATCCGCCAAGTGACTGCGCCAAAGATCGGCGTAGAGGCTGAAGCGTTGATGGCCACACTTGAGTCAGTCAAGGCTGGACGAGAACTGTCCACCGAGGAAGTGGCTGTCATTGATGCTGTTCGCTCCAAGTTGGCGCCAAAGCAGGAGAAGGTCGTTGACCCATCCGTCGCTATGGCAATGCTTGCCTTGGAAGCGGCAGAAGGTGAAGCACTCTAGGTCTCGTGCCTACGCCCCACCGCCCTGAGTAGGCGAGTCCGCGTTAGAGCAACCCACCGAGGAGAGCAAAGAAGATAGTCCGCCTATGCGCGGAGAAAGGAAGTGGGCACTATGTCCGACTTCGCAAATCTCGCTGACAAGCGAGCGAACCTCCTGACGGAGGCACGCGGCATTGCCGTTGAGGCCGCCGATAAGGGAATCGCCCTAGAGGGCGAAGACAAGGCGCGCTTCGAGAAGCTCGTCGCAGAGGCCGGCTCGCTGGCTGAGGCGATGAAGTCCGAGAAGAACGCTAACGAAGCACGCAAGGCTGCTGACGAGGCTCGCGCCGAGTTCGCCGCTGTGGTGGCTCCTAAGGCTCCTGCTGCTAAGACGGACTCGGAGCGCCTGCGCGCCATCGGTCTTGCTGGCGGCACCGAGTCGTTCGAGTACCGCGATGTGACCAAGAGCAGCAACCTGGGCGATCCAGTTGCCGTGTTCCCACGCGTCAATGTTGTGGCTGGTCAGATCAACCCATTCATCAACCCAGATGTTGTTGATGTGATCCGTGTTGCCACCGGCAACGCGATCAAGTTCCCACGAGCCACGGCTCTCGGAACCGCAACGGCACCAGGCGAAGGTGGAACGATTGTTGAGAGCGACCCAACGATGGGCACGCTTCAGCTCACGCCATCCGGCTACAAGATCCTCGTACAGGTCTCGGAAGAGCTTGTCGAGGATGCAGCCTTTGACATCGCTGCGTTCATTGCGGACGCTGCTGGTCAGGAAGTTGCTATTGCCCACGGCGCAGCCGCTGGTACCGCAGTCGTGACGGCGGCAGGCACAGGCGTAACTGGTGCGACCTTCGTACCAACCTACGCTGAGCTTGTTGCTCTTCAGTACTCGGTCAAGCAGCAGTACCGTTCAGCCGCGAAGAGTGGTTGGTTGATGTCCGATGCGACCCTTGGAACCATCCTTGGGATCACTTCGTCCAGCGTTCCTCTCTTCCAGCCAGGTGGCCAGGGTGGCGTTGATCGCCTTCTTGGGAAGCCTGTCTACACCGCTTCAGGGATTGCTGATATTGCTGACAATGCCAAGCCAATCCTGTTCGGTGATCTTGGGCAGATC